CAATGCACTATAGTTAATGTTACCAAACCTATTACTAGGTCGTCCTGTTGCGGTATATAGGTTATATTGAGTATAAACAAACCCATTCCTATCTTTGCTGGTTTTGTTTTCAAAGTGCCTATTAAACAATTCTACATCAACTTTCAAACCATTGTATTCAAGAATTTTAAGATTGTCTGTAATGGTACTATTGATACTATGAAAACTATCATCAATTTTAATAGATTTAAGTCTAATCAACACCGCATCATACATGTTTTCAAACTTTTCCAAATGTTTTACCATTGGAATTGCTTTATTCAATTCACCATATTTTTGAAATCTGGTTTTGATTACATTATGCGCAGTTGTATCAAATTCACTATAATCATCAACTTTACCGTCACTAATAAAGAAAATGATGTTGATATCATACAGATTATTGATAGAAAATAGATGTAAACACTTTTTCTTGTCAAATACCCATTTCTTACCCTTAAGTTTATTAAAATCTTTGATTAATGTTTCTTTATTGATAAAAACATTACAATCTGGGTGAGTAAGATTGATAACATAGGTAGTTTTGGATTTGAGTATATGAATCAAAACCATGCACAATTCATCTACACAAGGATGTACCTTTTCATCTGATTGTATACATTCAAGAATAAAATCAGATGAAATATGCAATTCTAAGAATTTAGAATACGATTGTTTATCCAGACACACCATTTATACAATGTAACATTATAACAAATCAAAGTCAATTATTTACCGTCCCAAAATTCAAGTGGGTTATTTAAATAATTTTTTATACCTTTCATTGATTTTTCATATTCAACCAATGTTTGAATATTTTGTTCTTGAACTCCTTTTCTATCAAGAATTTTATTTTTATAAACATTGTTTTTTGGACCGGAAATTATCCATTGTATAACTAATTTATTAAAATAATTAACATAAATTTTATTATATATGTTTTTATCTACTTCGGTTATTATTAAATCGTTTATTTTTTGAACAAAATAACGATTGATATATCCTTTTGAATATTCATTCTTCGTTACGATTGGTTTATAATAGTTTGGAAATGTAACATCAGATAAAATATCCCCACCCAAATTTTGATATTCTTGTAGTGTAATCATAATATTTTATTGGTTAATTTTATATTCATTTATACCATCAGTAGTAAATGTTATTGATTTGCCTCTAATTGAACGAATACCTGCTTTAATAGTAGTAGTCCAATTGCCAGCGTCAACTTTATGAGATACATCTACAATTTGACACATAATTTCTCTTTCAGAATAAGGACTCGGTAAATTTTTTAAACTAAATAATTGAAATGTTCGTAACCCAGATATACCTTGTAATGTCATTTCTACAGTGAATCCTGGTTGTTGACCGCCATAAACATTAGTATTATTTTCCATATCCATATCATTCATTAATGCAATCAATAATGTTTCATTTGGCAATACAAGATTCACTATATTCCACCCAGTATTTTTTCCTGTAGTTGATACTTCTTTTAATGGATTCGACATTGATGCGGGAGGTAATCCACCACCCATGCCACCACCAAGACCACCATAAGAACCGCCTGTACCAACATAACTTTTTGTAGTTGATTCTTCAAATGATTTAAATGACATTATATACGAACCATTTGTATCTGTAGAATTTTGAGGTGGTTTTTGTAATTGTTTTATTGATTCAAGATTGTTGTCAACCAATCCTGAACTCCCACGTCTTTCTTTTGAACCTGTTGTCGGCGTAGGTGGTATTAAATTAAATCTATCTCCATATGGAAATTGTAAAGATTGATTTAAATTTATTGTTCCGGTTGGCGACTTTGAATTTGTTTTATTTGACGATGCAGATGCAATTACTTGATTAGCTGCAACATTGGAAAGTTGAGCCGTAAAATTCAAACTTTTAATAAATTTATTTGTTGATCCTATATCAAATTGATAGATTTTAAGATCATTATATTGTATAAATTTTTTATCAACAATCTTTAATTTATGATCGTCTTCAATTACAGACAAATCCCAAATTTTACCGGCTGCAATATTAATTTTATTTAATAAAGTATTATAAAAATTCTCAACCGTGTCGGCAGATTTAGCACACTCTATAATTACCTTTACATTGACATATAAATCATTTAAATTTCCCCAATATCCTTTTGGTTTCTTTGATACAGGTTCTTCACTATCCCATCTTGGAAATGACTTGGTTCCTTTAGGTTCGCTTAATTTTATACGCTTATTATTTGAATTTCCAATTTTATCATTGTATCTAAATCTATTAATTATACCATCCAAATCATCTCTCATTACCGCACCTCCTGTTCCTACACTAATATCAGTGTCAGTTCTAACAAATAAATTTAAAATTGAACGTTCAGATTTTTGTCTAACTTGTGTGCCTGTTTTTAATACTTTTGCAACAGTTCTATCATATGGAAACAAAGTATCATATTTTAATACCTGTGTTGGGATTCCTGATGAAAAAATATTACCGTTTCCAAATCCTATTTGTTTTTGATAATCATTATCTTCTGGATCATCAGGTTGTGGATAATAAATACCCGCATTAAATTTAGGAGCTTTTGCATTAGGAATTAATAAAACATTACCATCACATGAAATTAAATTAGGATGTGCGCCAATAACTACATCACTAGTATCTATTTCATAAAGATCAAATGGTTTAACATCACTTGATTTAATATCAATTGGTTGTTTAAAAAATAAATTAGCAAGTTCAACTAAAAACCCAAAAGTTACCCATACATCTTTTTGATCGGAAGAATCCCAATCATAAGTTGACATTCCTGTCATATATGAATCGTCGCCATATTCACTTTTTCTTCCAACAAAAAATCTATCTTCAACTTTTTTCTTTTTATTTTTATCCAAATAAAAATCTTTTGATATAAAGTCTTTTGATTCGGATTCTTTTTTGTCTAAAGGATCAAAAAAGTTGTTACCAAGTTTAATACAAGAAGGCAACTTTGTAACTCTTTTTTCTAAATAAGACGCAAACGAAGACTGTACACTCGTTTTTGTATCATCTGATTCTACTTTTGATGCACCATTAACTAATACACCTGAATAATTTGCATGTTTAGATAATATTTCAGTTTTACAATCAAATGTAATACCATCTTGACTTGAAAAATCAAAACCACTTACGATTCCCATAGTTACATCATATAATCCATACGATTCTCTTATGTTTTTATCATATAAAACAGATCCGCTAACTGTAAATAAATCTTTTAATTTTTTTAAATTTTCTCCCCCACGCAAATCTAATAAAGATGCGGGATTAAAATGATTCCACCCAAATTCAACAAACGCACTAATTTTTGGAGATAGAAAATATGGTGTCATATACTCCAATTGTGCATATCCATAACATTTCCAATTAACCGTAATTTTTCTTATTCTTTCTTTTTGTATTACCGCATCAATTGATGTAATACCAGGAATAGGCAAAAACTTTTGAACAGTTCTTTTATCATCAGATACAGAATTTGGAAATGATACTAAATTACCATCATTTGATAAATCCAATGTATGTTCATTACCTTCAGCATCATATCCCAATACATTTTTATTATTAGGTATGCCATAAACTTTATCAAATCCATATCCCCCTTGTAAAATAAATCCACTTTTTTCTGGATAATTACTTTTTTCATTGACCTTTCCAACTCCATTTGAAAATACTCTTACCCAAGCAGTCAGTGGCCCTTTATAGTTTTGCCAAGAACCATTATCGTCCCATGTTACATTTATAGGATATTCAAACCCAATATCATTTTGTCTTCTTGTAAATTCTTTAATTATCCAATTAGGAATTGGATGCGGTGCCCACGGTCTATTGTCTGGTGTTTTTGCCATAACTTATGAATTTAATAACTTAAAATCTCCTATAATATTATAAATATTTTGCGGTATTCGTAATTGAATGCCTGCTGGCACACTCAATCTACCATTACCCAAATTATTAGATTGGGCCAATATCCACCATAATGTAGAATCTTTATAATACTTATTAGCCAAAGCATCAAAAGTAGATACTTCATTTGTTATAACATATATGTCATTATAAGCAACAGGTATCACAGGATATAATAATGACTTATATACTCTCTTTCCATCCCATCTCTTATCTTGTTGTGCAAATGTATATCTATTCATAAAATTAAGTAGGTACTTGATTGTTTGTAGACTGTTCGTCTACTACAAGTATTTTTCTAGAAAATGAACCACTATTATTTGGATTTATATAATCACCTTGTGTATTGAGTTTTCTAACAGAATCTCCAAAGTTGTTTCCACCTACAATTGGTCTTTCTTTTTCCAATAAATCCATTTGTAAATTCAATTCACATTCTCTTGGAAACTGTGCATATTTTCCTTTGCTATCAGTCCATTGAATCATTCCACTTGGAGTCAATGCTCCATTTAAATAATTCCAATCATTTTTGTCAGCATATTCTTCACTTAATGTTTCCCATGCACAATTATCCGGTATATTCATACCAACACTTTTAATTACTCCTGGTTGATTTTTATATATATCACCTATTGTAAATTTAACCATTGGTGGTATAATAAATTTAGAATATATATTACTAGGATTATTTGTATCTCCACTAGTATAATTAGCTGGTTTGGTTAATCCTACTAAGTAATTAATTCTTTGCCACATTGGTAATAGTTCTTTTATACTATTAGCAACAACATTAAATTTAAAACTTAAACCTCTAGAAAATCCTTTGTATGATTGTAATTTATCAGCTCTTCCAATATATTCAATAGCAGTCCAATCAGCATTTAAATTTTCATTCAATCCAGTAACTGTAGCTCTAAATGGTATATATTTGTCATTTACAAGGTCATGAAAATAAAATTTTATTAAATCACTATCATCTGAATACGTCTTTTCAAATTCACTTTCGGATAAAACATTAAATAAATTGATTTTATCATTTCTATTTGCACCAGAAAATCCTTTTCCTTTTGGATCATCCAATAATTGTTTTCTTTTATCATCTTTAAATTTAGTTAAATAACCACCTTTATTGTAATTAAACGGATTTACTTTTTGTTTTTGTGCATCTGGATTTTTTGTTAATTTATTGATATAATCATATCCTTTTAATGTAGCATCCGAAAATTGCGGATTAATCAAATCATCATCGGTTTCTCCAACAAATTTATATCCTGCACTTTTAATATTATCAATTACTTGTTTTAAATTATATTCTACATTTTTAACCGCATCAGATTCTTTGTCTGTAAATTTAGTAGATTGTTTATTTGACGTACCAGATTCAATATCAGTATCCAGATAAATTTTATAAATTGATAATATATCCGACTTTGTATATACAGATTGATCACCCTCTTTTCTTAATGGTATAATTCCAACATTGTCACCATATTTGCGATACGAATCTGTATCTTTAGGATCATATCCAATTGGTACATCAAAATAAGTTGATGTATATGGCACTTTTTTATTAAAGATAAAAATATTTTTTCCTTTTTTATTTGGATTAGCGCCATTAAACCATCTTTGGTTATAATCGGTACCCCAAACATAAGGTTTACCACTTGCATCATAATATGTAAATGAAGTAACATCATTATAATTTGTAGGATAATTTTGTTTAGGATCAAAATAATATGCTAAATTAATCAACATTTCAGAATTTTTAAATTCTTGATCTGGACTAATATTGTTTCCTACAGCTTTACCATACATTTGATATGAATCATAACCTAATGATAATTCAACTTCTTTTCCAAATAATTTAGGAAATTTTCCTGGTGTATTACCATTCCACGGTCCACTTTTTCCTATTATCAAATAAGTTCCGTCTGCTTGTCTGAAATATCTACCTCTTACACCAGTGGTTTGATCGGTATCACCTTTTCTTACTGTATTATCACTTGTACCAGCATACCATTTTTGTATAACTTTTTTATCAAAAGTATGTTTTAATGTTCCTGGTGGTTGTTCAAATACAGCTCTTGTTGATGCCATTATACCATATGTAGATTCACCAACTTTATATTTTTCACCATTTGGTTGTTCAATCGATGAAAAAGCACCAAATAATGTATTAGCTCTAAAAAAATTTCCAATAGCAGATACACTAAATTTGTTGTTGGAAGGTTCTTGCCATTTACTTTGAAAATTCTTATTTGCTTGTGATGCAGTTGAACCACGTATCAATCCTTTACCACCATCACCAGCATTAATTGGCAATGCACCAGCACCAACAGTTCCTTTAGGTGGAGTTGGTTTATTTAAACCCAAAGCATTTGATACTGCACCAAGTCCTAAAGCACCAAGAACACCACCCAAATTTGGTTCAATATGTCTAGTAGGGGGGGTAATCAAACCAAATGAAGCAATACTTGTTGATGCCAAAATAGGCATCAATGGATTATATAACTTAGTTTCATTAAATGAATTTAATCCTTGTAGTATCAATTGTTTACCCAAGAAAATTATACCGTTACCACTAACACTAAATTTTGATATTCTAACTACATCTTGTAATGCGGAACCAATTGGTAATGCTCTACTTTCATATCTTTTTAATCCATTTACACCTTTTCTTGCATTATTAGGATTAACTGTAATAAATGGTTGTTTAGGACCAAATCGTAATAAACCACTGTTATTTGTTTCTAATTTATACTTGTTATAAATTGCATCACTATTTTGAGCATATAATACACTCAATTCACCTGGTTGTCTTAAATCGTTAAATCCAGATGGTAATGTATACCCAGCACCAATAATTTGTGTATTAGTAGTAGACAGTTTACTTGGAGATTCTAAATTGTTTAGATTTGCCATATATTATAAATATCAAGTTATTTAACTTGCACCTTTAAATCTTGTAGCAACTCCAACAGCAGTGCTTACTTTGCTACCATCTATATTAACCGCAATAGCTCCACTCTGCATCAATCCTATTAACTCATCTAATTTTGCAACAACTTCTCCATTTGCACTTTGTTCATTTTTTGATTTATTAATTTCAGCCAACGCTGGTAAATTTGTTCCTAATGCAGATAATTGAGTGTTTAAAAATGCTATAGCAAAACCCATAGAATAAATCCCCGCAATCAATTCTTGATCTTTAAATATAGAAAATGTTTCTTCTAAAGAAGATATCTGTGATATATTTGCCGCAATATCTTTAACACCGTCTCCAAAATTTTTCATTCCTTCACCTGCCATTTGTGATGCTTTTCCAAAGGGAATAAATGCTAATCCCAATGCAGCAATACCAGCAACACCAGCAAAAAACAACGCAGCCCCAATTCCACTTGCAAATATAGAACCCAAAAAAATTGCTCCTGCACCCAATGCATACATTGCTGCTACACTTGCTAAAATTGCAGTTGGTGATACGCCTGTTAATAAACTCAATGCAAATGTAAATGGTATAAATGCTGCACCCAATGCTAAAATACCTAAAACTCCCATCCCAATTTTAGCTATATCCATCATTTTTATTCCTGTAGATAATGCGGTAAATCCACCAACAATTAACGGTCCCATTGCGCCGACGGCAGCCATTAATAAAATACCAGGAATAGCAGTTATAAACAATAAAAATGCAGGACCAGAAGCTGCAATTCCAAATAATCCTTTTAATATTTCACCGAGAGGTTTAAATGATTTGATACCATCTGCCAAATTTGTTAAAAATTCTTTTATATTTTGACCTGCAGTTTTATTTGCGGTTGGTGGAACAGGTGGTATTGATGATGTAGCTGCGCCAGCAGCACTCGGAACAGCAGGTGCTGCGGCTGCTGGTCCAGCAGCACTCGGAACAGCAGGTGCTGCGGCTGCTGGTGTTGTTGCAGCAGCAGATGCTGCGCCAGCACCAGTCGCACCTGGAGTTGGAATCGCAGATGTTGCAGCGTCAGTAACAGCAGATGTTGCAGTGGATGCTGCAGTAGATACTGCAGTAGATGCTGCACCAGAAAATAATCCTGTAAATTTACTAGCAATATTTTGAAGAGGTTGTTGAATAACTTGTGGAACAGACCCAACAGCGCCTTTAAAAAAACCAGGAATTAATTTTGCTGCAATTTTAAAAGGACTTGTTATTGCAGTTACTAACAGTGTCATTAAACTTACACTTTTTAACGTTGCAAGTACTATAGCAATAGCACCAACTGCTCCCCCAATCCATTTTCCTATGTCATCATTAAAGAAGAAATTTGAAAATTCTTGAAATCCTTTTTCTATCAAATCCAGTATATCTATGTAAGGTTTTAATTTTTGTAAACCCAAATCAATTGCATCGTTCAGAAGTCTAAATGGTGCCAATATAAATTTTACTAAAATTACACTTATTTTAAGTAAAAGTCCAATGATTGGTACTAATGTATTAATGACAGGCAATAATGCATCTGCTAATTCTGTCATTATAGAATTAATTGAATTCATTATTTTTTCTTGTTGACTTGCAATTTGTTGTGATTTTAATTCTTTTTGATATTTTACAGATAAACTTTCGTTAGTTTTATTAATTGTATCCAAATTAGCGGTATATCTCGCATAAGTTGCGGGATCGTCTATTTTTAGTTTATTTAACTCCTGTTGTTTAGCATTCATTTTGTCCATTTCTTCAACAGTCATTCCCATTGCTTTAGCAATTCCTATTCTTTGGAAATAATCCATTTTAGAAACATCTCCTGCTTCTTGTAATAATCTAGATTGTTCTTTTGCTAATCCTTTTAAATCACCAGCATATGACAATTCTCTTGCTTTTTGTAAATTTACATCTTTACCAAACAAAACACTGGCTTCCATTTCATCATTTATAGATGATTGAAAATCCAACAATCCAGCAGCAGCTTTACCAACCGATTCTAATGATGTACCCAATCTTTTTGCTTCAATTGCACCTTTTATTAAACCATCAACACTGCCTCTAATTAGTGATCTGACAGTATCAGATGGTTTAGCAACTTCTTGCATTACTTTACCAAATGGAACTCCTGCCGCCTTAGCCAAACTCGCAGCTGCACCAGCAGTTTCTCTCGCAACTTGTGATGTCATGCCCCCAATACCCATGAAATTTTGCATCAATGAAACAGAATCATCCGCAGAAATTCCTAGATTTTGTTTCATCAACGAAACATATTCCAAATTTTCTTTGTTTACAATTGCAGTATCACCAAAAGCTGTAGCCAATGCAGCGGCAGAATCTCTTGCAACATCAACACTTACACCAAATTCAGCGAGATCTCTACTAGATTGTCTAATATTAGTTTCAACTTCTTTTGTCTGAGATGATAAAAATCCAGTAGTATCTCTAAATGCTTTTGCTGCATTATCCAATTCAACGAATCTTTTTACAGACAATTCTATAAGTTTAAAACCAGCAGTCAATGGATCTTTTAAAGCCGTAACTACATTAAATAAATCTGTAGCTTTTTCATTTAATGGTGAAAAAGCATTTACTACTCCTCTGAAAGCTTCTGTTTGTTGTTTTGTATATTTTAATTGTTTAGATAAAGCAGCGGTTAAATCCGATGTATATTCAAGCGCTCTTTCTCTTTCACGATTTTGTGCTTGAAGCCCTGCCAATTGATCTTCTTCCGCATCAGTTAATTTTTCTTTTGCTTCAAGTTCAGCTTGTCTTTGTTTTTTTTGATATTCAGACGATGCCATATGTTTATAAATATATAATAAACAATACTTTTAATCATTTTCCTCTAGGATTCTTTGGTCTAGATCCAGATTTATCAGAAGACTTTGACCCTTTTTCCATAGATTCTTTTTCTTTTTCCTTGGCATCTATCAATTTTTTCAAATAAAAAATGCGTAAATACACAGGTAATTTATATGCAATATCCTGTGTAAATGCACCTTGAGAATGATAAGCCAAACTAAATATCTGTTCGTGAATCAACAACTTATCTTCCGGAGTCAGGCCAAAAAAACTGTACCGTTAGCGGTACACCTATCCTTTCGTCGTGATTACATTGTTCACATTTGAAATCAAAATTTAAATCAATATCAGGAGTTCTTTCTTTAATCAACTTTCTTAATTC